CTGGAAGATATTGTGCTTCGTCAATAACTGTTACTTCTACGCCTGGAGATACTAGTGCCATGTTTGTTTTTCCTTTATGTAATATTTTGAGGTTTACCACCTAAGTTGTATCTTTATTTATAAAATTTTTCAAAAAAGTGTGGTTTACCGAACCTTCGAAGGTGTTTTATAAATATCAGTATGCCACTCAAACGACCCATATGCAAAACATGCAATAAGAACTATTGCGCTATCAATTATAAAAGAGATGGCGTAACCCATTACCGAAGTATATGTGATGATTGTGGTAGAAAAAAGGCTAAGAAGAAACCTAAAATATTCAATTGGGAAAAAGCAGGATATAAAAAAAAGCCACACTGTGATTTGTGTGGCTTTAAGAGTTTATACCCTAGTCAAATGACCGTCTTTCACATTGACGGTGACCTTAACAATGTTGCGTTCAATAACTTACGCACCATATGTCTTAACTGTGTTGAAGTAGTTAAGAAGAAAGAAGTCACTTGGAAACGCGGTGACCTACAAGTTGATTATTGACTCAATTTGCCTGTGAAGTTGATCAATTGTACCGTTGTTGTCCAAATAATGATCATAGTCTAATCCAACACTACTATATTCGCTAGCATGGACTCCACCGCGCATTAATCTATCTTTGGCCAATACCCATCCTACATTCTGAGGTCCTATGTTATATGCTATTGCGTCATCATACCAGTCTGGATTGGGACCACGTTCTACTCTAGCCGTAATACCACCTGCATTTTTAATGGCTTTAACTTCGTTAATAAAGCGGCAATCAGTAATAACGATATTGTCTTTGGTTTGACGTAGTTTGTTTTCTACGCTAGCAACCCAAATATCTTCATGGAATCCTCGTCTACAAACTTCAGTACCCCATTGCTGTAATACCCAGCGAGGAGTTAGATTTGTAATACCCAACCTATCGGCCCACCAAGTATCAACTTGCTCACGCCATTCACGACTGCTTTTAGTAGTCCCTTCAAGCATGTCTCGGTCCCAACCAAATACAGAAGAAACTGCATCCTTAAGAGTACCTGCAAAACTTAAACGCTTGAAGCCGTGAAATGTGCATAGATAATCGGCAGCAGTGTCTTTTCCGCTACCAATAAAGCCTGTGATTCCGATAATCATGAAGTCTCCTTGATATTAGTACTATACTAATTTATCGAGGAGTTGTCAAGTACTAAATTATCCTTGTACCCAAGTTAGTGGCTGACTGTAATCTTGGTAGTTGCGTAAATCGGCAAGTAGTGCTTCTTGCGCAGCCTTAGCCTCTGCTTTCATAGCAGTACCGTTTAGTGTAGTACCACCGCCAGGTCCTGCAATACTACCAAACTTTTCACGGGCTTCACCGATGATACTCTTCAATGTCGCAAGAATGTAGTCACCGATCCAAACACCAGCACCAGGGTCTTGCAATAGTTCAATTTCAGGGCGCTGAATGTCCGCCCAAATTAGAATACGTTCCCCTGAACCCTTAAAATCTCTTACAACTTTCAATACTTTAGTAACTGGATTGAAAGTGTATGTTAGATATCCACCAAACATACGTGCCGCCAACTCTACGTAACCGGCATAGAAATCGTATGTTGCCATACCACCTGTATAGTTATAGTTCAACAAATAGGTGTTGAGAATAGCACTTGAGAATGGATCAAATGATGTTGAACTTGGTCCTGTTTCAAGACCTACTGTTCTACGATATAAGCAACGGACGTTGATGAATTCGCTAGGAAGAGTATATGTGTCTACGTTTTTGACAACGGTCATTAACGTATAAGATTCGATGTTTGCGTTTTGGGCACGTTGACGATATAACTTGATGGCATAGTTATATGCAGCCTCATAATGCTGAGGGTCAAGTTCTAAGTCAATAATGTCTCCACCTAAACGTAATCTTAGATTGTTGAAGAGTGTTTGCTTAAGTTCTTCTAAGTCTAAGTTAGTTGGTGTTGCTAAAATATCTGCGGCCATAGTCTGTTCCTATTTTATGTATTTATCAGGAACAGACTAGGTCGTTACCAGTTATAGATCGCCTTCTTTGCGATTTTCGCTGTAATGTGCATCAAACTTGCCACCAGGATAACGTGCTTCAAGTTTCTTAACGTTTTCAGCAAGTACTTCATTTGGATCAAGTCCAAGTGCGTTACATGCATTGGTCCAGTACCATGCAATGTCACCTAGTTCACGCTTCATATGAAAGATGTTTTCTTCGTTGAGGGGCTTGCCCTGAAAGAAAATCTTCTTAACGATTTCATTGAACTCTCCGCCCTCACTAGCAAGGCCAATGCCACTAGTCAATAGCAAAGGAATGTTTACACTGCTAGTATTATGAAGTTTGCGAACATGCTCTGCGAATGCTTCTGCATCCTTGCTTTGCTCACTGCATACAGTGAGAACAAATTCGGCGTACTTGTTTAAATCAATTTTATTAGACATTAGGATCCTCTAGGTTATGTTGTTTAATGTAACTTTGCAAATGTTCTGCATATCGTAAATGCGGTTCTTCGCTGTGGTGAAAGTATTGCGCCTTAAGGTTCTTATATCCCATAGCCGCATACTTGTAATAGAAAGGTTCTTCGTTGTTATCAAAATCAAGATAACGTGTACTGTCAATTTGCTTTAGATAGAATTGAATATGGTTATTTGACTTTGTAAACTGATAGAGAGTATTCACTAGTAGATAGGGAATCTGCTTCATCTTAAAGAAATACTGTAATTGCAATGCGTAGTTAGCACTGAGAATTTCTAGGAAGATTTCCTCATGGATGATGAAATCGTTATATCTATCTAAAATATCACGTTCATCCCTGTTAGGAGATTTGTTTCCATGCTGAACTTGTAGGAAATCAAACGATGTTTCACTTACCCAATCTGCATTAGGGTTCTGTTCATTATACCATGTGGGCCTATGAAAAGGTGCTTCCATACGTGAACTGTTAGCCCAGCCCACAAGTACGAATACATCCATAGTATTCTCATCATAGAACTTATCGAACCATTCTAGGACACTCCGTGTGATGCATCCATTTGATACACCACGCATAGCAATGTTGATTGGCTTGCGATCCAATCGCAGTGCTAGTTGATTACCGAAACTATGTTGACGATTATATGTTGAATCCGGAGTACCGTCAATCTCTGAACCTGCAGGATCACTGCCACCTGCAATTAATAGAATTTTTTCCTTCATTAAAATGCCTTCAAAATAATCATATCTTCATTAAAGCGACCGTTGGGTACTGCTTGTACAGCCTTAATGTCTGCAAAATACTTACGTGCCGCAGGCTTGCTACCAGTCAATGCCTTAATCTGCTCTGCAGGTTTACGTAGCGTCTTGCTACCGCTTTGCTTCTTATCAAAGCCTAGCAGTGTATTGCCCTTTACAAGCAAACACTTACTATATTCATCTGCCACAAAGTGATACATCTTACGCTTTTTCGTATCGTATACCCATGCCTCTGATGAATTGTGAAGTTTAACAGGGCTTAGTCCGACAAGATCCAACTTATTAGCAGGATCCTTGAACTCCTTACAGTGCTTCAACTTAGCAACAATCTTTTCAACAGGTACTGCCTTACGTGCCCTAGGCTTCTTAGATACCTGCTTGAGTGAGACATAACCATTTAGATCAGCAATGATACTATCAATGAATTTGATAACATTCTTCACCTGAGTTTTACTCATGAAACTATATGCTTCATTGAGTTGGTCACAAGTACCTGCCTGCAATTCTACATATTCGGCACGAATCTTTTCCCAATTAGCAACCACATTGCTAACATGTTGTGGTAGGATATTTCGTTCCTGAAATTCACCCATGACCTTGCTCTTAGTGTCAAAGTCTTTTGGATACCCCTTAAGATGATAGTCATCAAAGAATGCATCCAGTTCGGCAGCAGCCTGACTAGCACGTTCACGCATTACTTCCTGAATACTGCGGCGCGGAGCCTCAGTTTTTTCTGTAGCAGCCTTCTTTTTAGCCGCTTTATCTTCTGCCTTTACAAACTCTACTAGTTTGTCAATTTGTTGTTGAAGGCGTGCTTGATAGCGATCATCTAGTTTTAGACCGCGCAAACTCATGCGGGCAAGCCAACCGATTGAAGTTGATACTTCTGATTCGGGTGCCCGTTTTACAAACTTCAGAACGTCTGCTTTACCGTTCTTTTCTAGGTAGGACACGATAAAGTCTTTGGCATCCTTAGTGCCATAGAACTTAGAATACCAGTTGAATGCTTCACCTAATGATCCCTTATACTGATCATTTAGAAAATTGGGTTCGGGTCCATAGTATTGTGCATCAACATCACGTGGCTTGAGGTCTTTGACCAAACTCACGGATTCGACTGCTAGTGACCTAGCCTTGGTCTTTTGTGTTGCGATTCGGGTCATGCGAGCCATTAAAATCTCCGTAATTTCACTGTACTTATGAAGTATACACTAGTCCCAAATTAATGTCAAGCCTTAACCGATAAATACTAGTATGCCAAAACTGTCTTTATATCGCCCGAATAAACAGAACGACTACAGGTTCTTAGACCGCACAATTGCGGAACAATTGACTGTGGGCGGCACTGATTTATATATTCACAAGTATCTAGGTCCTAATAGCAATTTCCCATCAGTGGATGCTACCCAACCTCAATACGATGTATTACAACCAACTAATATTCAAGATTTATTGTTTTTAGAAAACAGAGATAGAATCTACGACAAGAACATTTATAGATTACGCGGGCATTATAACGTACAGAATTTGGACTTTGATTTAAGTCAGTTTGGTTTGTTCTTAAACAACGATATTATCTTCATTACTGTACACTATAATGACATGATCGATATTATCGGTCGTAAGTTGATGGTAGGTGACGTATTAGAATTACCTCACTTGATTGATTATAATCCATTAGACGAAAAGATTCCTGTTGCACTGAAGAGATTCATGCAAATCACTGATGCTAACTATGCCAGTGAAGGATTTAGTCAAACATGGTTCCCACATCTATGGCGTATTAAGTGTGAACCTCTAGTTAATAGTCAAGAATTTACTGATATCCTTAAAGAGCCAATTGAGCAAGATAACTATCTTGGTAATTGGGATAAAACTAAAACTTATCCGCCTGGCTATACAATTAACTTTGGCGATAAGATTTATAAATCAATTGCCGAAGTACCAGCAGGAGTCTATCCTCCTAACCCTGCATATTGGGAACTTGTACCAGACGGTGGTTTAGCCGACATTCTTTCAACATACAAAAAGAATATCGCAATTAATAATGCTCAACTTGAAGAAGCCGCACGTATTGTACCTAAATCAGGTTACGATACTAGCAAACTGTATGTTGTACCTACATATGGTGCATTAGAAAGTAACGGTGTACCATCAGGTAAACTAAATCAGCCTGCGCCGCCTGTTAATGTTATCACTTCAAGTAACACAGGAACTGCAATTCCCGTAGAAGGAACTGTGGTCTTTATGCGTGATCCTAAGTATAAGAATCCTAGTGCAGGTATCAAAGTTTCTAAGGAAGTTTTGAAGAGCATTTGGGATATGACAGCCGACATGGACTTCAGTGACAAGATTGACAAGTTTGTGCAGGCAAGTTTACAAGTAGCAGAAGAAGCCCCTGAAAGAACTGAAGGCGGTAGCGGTGCAGTTGAAGGTACAAAGGTATTAGCAGTACAAAGTTTAGGTATAATTACAGGACCATATGGTACTGCTGATAACACGTATGCTACAGCAGACCAAGATCCAACACAACCGGGATTCACAGGAACGATTACTCCGCAAATGGACTATCGTGCAGACTGCGATCCAAGATTCCAATATATTACACGTAGTAGTCCTAGAAGTTTTGGCTACTCGACTGGTTATATGTCAGGAGACGGACAAGCACCAAACGGTTATCCAAGTGGCGCCGGAATCGCATTTCCACAAAATCCACAAGTAGGAGACTATTTCTTACGTATCGACTATGCTCCGCAAATTCTATATCGTTGGGATGGTATTATGTGGGTACGTATCAGTGAAAATGTAAGAACTGATACTGGATTCGGACAAGCAGACACTTCATTGCTATCAGGCTTTATTAACGACCGTGATGAAATATATCTAAATAACAGTGATCAGTTGGTACCGGTAGCGCAACCACTATCAAGTGTATTGCAGCCTACACCGGATGTTCTACCACCTGAGGTATAAAGAGATACAATGGCACAATTTTTTTACGACAATCAAATTAGACGTTTCTTGATTCAGTTTGCTAAGATTTTTAGCAACTGGTATGTTACCAACGGTAAGGATCCAAACGGTAACGACATACTAGTTCGTGTGCCTATTATGTATGGCGACAGTAGCAGACAAGCAAGTACTATTCTTGCTAATAACTCAGCAAGTAATTTACCATCGGCACCTCTAATTACCTATTATATTAGTGGTCTTGAGTATAATCAAAAGTGGACGCAAGAACCCACATTCGTTGATAAAATTAATGTTAGGCAACGTGCGTATAGTGCTGATACACAAAGTTATGAAACTACGCAAGGACAAGCATTCACTATTGAACGTTTAATGCCAGTACCTTACACATTACGTATCACTGTAGACTTTTGGACCACTAACTATAATCAAAAGTTACAATTAGTTGAGCAGTTAGGCACATTGTTTAATCCTGCATTAGAAATTCAAAGCACCGATAACTTTGTTGACTGGACTTCATTAAGTGCAGTTTTCCAAGATGGCTTAACATTTACTAGTCGCAGTATTCCACAAGGCACAGGTAATCCTATTGACGTTATGACATGGAAGTTTTACATGCCCATTTGGATTACTACTGCTAGTAAACTCAAAAAGATGGGTGTTATTCAAAAGATTATTGCTAGTATCTATAAAGGTAAGGCATATCAAGATATTCAAGATGATGATTTGTTGTTAGGTACTCGTCAAAAGATTACCCCATATGGATACAAGTTATTATTGATTGGTAATCGATTACAATTATTGCCGCAGAACGAAGCATTCAATCCATCTAATGCTAGTTTAGACATGCCTGAAAGTCCAGGCACTAATCTATATTGGACTAGTTTATTAAACGTATACGGTAAGTGGAAACCGGGCATCAGTCAGATTTGGTTGCAGAATCCATATATGGAAGATGATATCGTAGGTACTATTGTTCCCGATCCATTAGATGATAGATTTTTAATCTATGATATCGACCCTGACTCACTTCCACAAAATACACTAGATCCAGTGGACAGCGTTATTAATCCATTAATTACTGGACCTAATGCAGGTTTACCCGGTCCTGTTGCCGGTAGAAGATATCTTATTGTAGAGAACATTGGAGATGAAGGTGTATCAACCATAGGTTGGGGTGACTTAGTAGCCAGTGCAAATGACATTATTGAATACAACGGAAGTGAATGGGTAGTAAGTTTTGACGCAAGTGCATCTACTGATGTAGAATTTGTTACTAATTTGACTACCAATATTCAATATCGTTACATTGATGAAATGTGGATGAAGTCATATGAAGGCTGGTATGAAGCCGGCGATTATAGTATCGTAATTTAAAATGTCAAAACAAGCAGCCGGTGTTTTCTTTTACTGCACTACAACAAACAGATTTTTATACTTACTACGTACTGACAAGCAAAGCCCCACGTGGAGCATTCCGGGTGGCGGCATAGATAAAAATGAAACATTACTTGAAGGTATTAAACGTGAGTGTTTAGAAGAAATGGGCTATTTTGATAGCGACTGTAAATTAATACCTATTCAGAAATTCACAAACGGTGGTTTTACATACCATACGTTTTTTTGTGAAATAGAAAAAGAATTTATACCCATGTTAAATGATGAGCATGTAGGCTATGCGTGGGTAAAGAAAGATCAATATCCTAAACCATTACATCCAGGTTTATTCTCTACAGTGAATATTGATATTGTTATTGATAAGATTCAATCATTGATAAAATAATAGGGGCCAATGGCCCCTATTATCTTTACATGTTTAAGAATTTTTCTATTGCCGGCCATCCCAATGCACCGATAACTACACCTGCTCCCATTAGCATCCATCTCCACTTTTCTAAAGCAGAAATTTTAGTTGCCATGTCTTTATGTGCAATTACGTTGGCATCCTGAAAGCCCTTCAACATAGATTGAGTGCTTTCAGTCTGCTTTTGCATATCGTCACGAATGTCTTTCATGTCAGATTTTAATTCATCAACCTTTTCATCAAGGTTTTTGAATTGAACCTGAAGGACAGCAACTTCAGTTTCAGTTTGCTTGAGTTGTTGTACATTCTGTGCCATGTTTTACTATTCCCAATTATGCGTTTGTAATAGTAACAACTGGATTCAATAGACCGTTTGCTGTATTGGCAGCAACAGCACTGTTGAATGATGCAATAACGTCAGGGTTGATGCTTGACAATACTGCTGTACCTGTACCAGTTCCTGCGCCTGTTGCAACGAAAGTAATGCCTGTCATGTTAGCGAATGCACCTACTAGTGTCCAGTTTGTTGTACCTACTGATTCAATAGTATATACGGTGCCTGCGACAAGAGCAGTTGCAGCCACTGTTGCTGGGAACACTTCTGAGTTGTAGTCGCTTAGAGACTGTACATATGATGTGGCAGCATTAGCATAAGTTGCTGTAATAGTAAATGTATTTGGTGTCAATGCAGTATTAGCAACATTGGCTGTATAGCAAGCCTGTGTTAGACCTGTTGTTGTGCCTGTTACTAGATACTTTGTCTTACCCTTTTGACGAACAATATAACCTGCTTCTGGTGTACCATATACATATGGTACGCCATCTACGTTTGCTGTAGCATTAGCAGCAAATGTTGCAAATGTTGCGTTAGCATTGGCGATATCATCAATTGTACCTAAAATTGCACCGTCAACAGTGTAAACGATTGTACCATCAACTAATGTGTTTGCAAAATCAGTGCCAACACCGTCTAGATTTGGACTGTCATCAGCACACGTGATTGTGCCTTCACCTGCAATACCCATACATACGCCAACTAGTACTTGGCTACCATAGATTGCTGTATTGCCACCTACTACACCATATGTATTTGCGTTTGATGCTGGATATCCTGCACCACCGATTGGATTATTAAAGTATGCATCAACTACACCAACTGTTAATGCCACAGATTGTGCGGCAGTTGTACCTAAGTTGAACTTAGTGTATGTTGGGTTTGCTGACAACTGTGTTGCTGAAACTGTGAAAGTGCTATTGTTACCTGCGTTCAATACTTCTAATATCCAGTATGTTGTGCCGGCTACTAGGTTACCTACAGAACTTGCAGGAATGAATGGCATACCAGCAATAATACCTAGATTAGTAAAGTTTGCGTTTGTAGTAACTACTTCAGTAGTTCCGTTAGTAGCAGTTAATGTAACAACTGCTTGTGCTTTTGCGATTTTTAATGGGCGTCCCATTTGTTTTCTCCTTGTGAATGCGGGTTCTAACCGCTACGCAGTGGGTTCTGCATAAACTCTCCCCATGAGAGTGTATAATGTATTTATGTTTTTTACGTAAATTAAGAGCCTGAGGTTCCGGTGTCAGCATGAGGGGCACCTAGTTCTGTCACTGAGAATGCACCGGTGCTTCCCGCAACATTGATATAGGCTAAATAATTTCCTTGACCCACAATATAACTGTTATCTACTGTGTTAGCAGGAATAATTTCACACGCAGTAGTGTTTGCAGTAACCGCAGAGTTACCTACAGCAATAGCAATTGCAGAAGTGGTAGTTGCGATTTTCACTTTGTCTGTTGCAAGTGGACCTATTCTTGCACTTGAACCACCTGCTGTTTGAATGTATGATGCCATTATTCTTTCCTCTTAAATTCTTCCTACAGCGACTTCAATCACGCCTTCGCCGCCGTTATGATCTTCTAATGCCTTACCAATTACAGTACCGATAGAAGGTGATGAATCTGGTCTAGCAAATCCATTGCCACCTGAAATCAACATATCACCTTTCTTAATGACACCTCTTACCTTGCAGGGAGTTCTACCTTGTAGTGCAATTGCTGCAGGAATACCTGGGCAAGTAGCATTCATTACATAAGCAGGATTAGTTGTGATTACTCCGGCAACTCTGCGTGTACCGTCGGTAGCCAATGTAACTTCTTTCTCGCCACCAAATTCAAGAACCGTTCCAGGTTCATACACTTGGTCTGCTTCATAATATTCAGCCAAGTCAGCATATGTTGCTTGTAATCTTGAACCGGCTGTCAATGTCCAGTTTCCAGTAATCGTGCCGGCTGTTGTATTAGCACCTGTTGTTAATGCTGTAGCACCCACTGTTCCTGTGTATGTAGGTAAGTATGCTGCAACGTTGCTATTGCTATATGTACCTGCAAAACTAATTGATACACCATTAGCATAATAGTAGTTGTCTGTTCTTAGACCACCAGTAGTTGTGTTACCCGATACAGTTAATGAAGTTAATGTGCCTACACTAGTTATATTGGGTTGAGCGGCTGTTGTTACAGTACCTGCAACTGATGCAGTTGTTGCTGTTGCCACCGTGCCAGTTACGTTTGCACCTGCTACACTATTCGCCGATGTTGCACTTGTAGCCAATGCTACTGCACCACTTACGTTGGCGCCCGCCACGCTGTTTGCGACTGCGGCAAAGCCCACTTGACCAATGACATTAGCACCGCTTACTGAATTAGCAAGGGCAGCAAATCCTACTTGTCCAGTTACGTTTGCACCTGCTACAGTATTTGCAGTAGCGGCAAGTGTTGCGAATGTTGCATTGCTTGCGGTACCAGTTAAGTTACCGACTACGTTACCAGTAAATCTTACACCAACAAGATTACCTGATGCTGTTAAATTACCAACTGAAATGTTTGCTACACTAAAAGATGCCGCAGACATTGTTCCAGGTATAGTTAAATTACCTGAAATTGTTACGTTATTGCCATCACTAATATAGGGAGGCTGCGCAAGTTGAACTTTAGTCCAAGCGCCTAGACTTGAATTATATTGATATAGTACATTAGCAATTGTTGTTTGCTGTCCATTAGTTGGTGATACTGGCCAAGCCATTAGTTTCTCCCTACAATAACTTCGATAATGCCTTCACCTTCACCAGTCCATTCGCCAAGGGCTTTTGCGAATGTGCATCCATGTCTATGTTTTACAGGATCAAGTACTTTTGCGACACCAGGAATTTCTGATGTTACTAATATATCACCTCTACGTACTTTACCAATAACTCTACAAGGAACACGACCAATTAAACCAATTGGCTGTCCAAGTGCGCCGGCGTTCATTAGATATGAAGGCTTATCAGAAATGACACCGATCACTTTAGTATCGTGTTCAACTGTTGATTGAGTTGCTTCTTTTTCACCGCCAATAACAATTACTGTACCTACTGGATATACTTGATCAGTTTCAAACTTTTCTGCTAAGTCAGCATATAGTGCTGATGTTGCTTGAGCAAATACAGTATTGAAGTAACCACTTGCGCTACCAATATTACCTGTAGCATTGGCACCTGTATTTCTAATGCCTGTACCATAGAAGATATTTGCTGTTAAACTTGCGTTCAAGTCACGCTGTGCAATAGTATTAGCAGTGGCAGTAGTGTCACTCGGTGGAAAACTTGGATCAAAAATATCTACCCACTGACCTGTTGTGCCGTCATTAATGTATGAATATAATACGTCACTTGCAATGTAATACCACTGATCACCTGCAACAGGGTTGCTTGGTGCAGT